AGGACCATACCCAGGTACAGCCTTACTTCCTTTTGTCAGTGCCTCTACCGAAAACTTCTCTATAACCCGCAATGCCTGGCCTGTCATTGTGTTAATGGAAGCCCCCGTAGAATTGAATGTTATAAGTCCAAAACTCATGCACTCAAATCTCCCATTTGAACCCTAAGGGTACCAACCGAATCAAACACTTTTATCGCTCGATTATTCATCAGCATTCTTCCTGTTCCTGGCACCGAACCGTTGATTTCGAATGTTCCATCGAAGAACAACCTCCAACCTCGCTCCGCCTCCTTATAATTATTAGATTGAATGTAATTACCGATCTTGGCATTGGTAATAGTCCCATTCCCAATAAAGGCATCAGCAATAATCGTCTGCCCGTCCTGAATTACAAATGGAAATTGATTTTTCTGCCCTACTGCAAACCGATCAGCACTGATGATGAATTGGCTCTCCAACCCACCCGGTCCATTTTCTAAGCCAAGCCCGATACCGGCATAGGAATACTGCCCTTTGCCCGCGTCGTACTGCATGCGCACAGACCAGTTGGCCGTGACCTTGCCCTCCACAGTCTGAATAGCCGTCGCGTTGGTTTGGATGGCCAATGTTTGGCCACCTACCGTGGTTTGGACGGTGTCGATGCGTTGGCCGAGCGCCTGATCGCCATTTGTACGCGCGGTAGTCTCGCTCTGAACAGCCGCCTTATTGGCGTCGGTTTGTGCAGTGACGGAATCGATCCTGCTGCCGAGAGCGCCATCGGCATTGATACGTGCAATCTGTTCGGATTGGACAGCCGCTTTGTTGGCGTTGGTCTGCGCCATAACCGTATCGATCCTGCTACCCAATACCCCGTCGGCACTAATACGTGCAGTCTGTTCAGACTGAACAGCTGCCGAGTTCGCAGCATGTTTTACTTCCAGTACGTCCGTGCGCTGCCCCTGGATCAGGTCGCCCTCGATAATCGCCGACTGAATCGACCAGACGCCGACGCTCTGCTGTTCGGAACCCTGCCACCCAGCTTCGTCACCCTGCATAGAAGGGTTAACCTGCAAGGAGATGCCATCAACCCGTTCTGCCGTGGTAGTGACCTTGCCATCCAGCGTGGTCACCGTAGCCTTCAGGGTGTTCAACCCATTCGCTGTAGCGCTTACGCCGCTGACCGGATCATCAACCGTGACCTTCACAGCATTCAGTTGCTGGGCCTGAGCGTTGATGTCGCTGCCATGCTGAGCAATTGCCGCCGAGTTCTGCTGTATGTGTGCAGCCAGTGCCGCGGTGGTTTGCACAAGCGTGCCGATGTCCAACCAATACGTTGTATTCGGCGGTGTATTTCCAGCAGGCACCGAAACAACAGCCTGGTAAAGGTGATTGCCCAACCGCACAAACTCACCACTGGCATATGCCCTGGCCGAATCAAACAGCAACGCATCCGTTACCTGATCTACTAGCCCCTCCAACTCTTTGCGCGTCTTGTCCAGGCGCTCATTGACCGAGCCCACGCCCACACCGTCAATCAGCTCGATTCGATCCACCAGGTGCTTACCCAGCTCCGTCTCGCCAATCTTGCCTGCGATCAGATCGAGAATCGGAGAGGCATCCGAACTGCTTTGCCCCAGTACCCCAGACCCGGTCGGAAACCAAGGCCCGATATTGCCCGTGCGATCCACCAACCGCGCCCAGAAGAACAACGACGCCCCCGCCGCCAGCCCCATCATGGTCAAGTCAGTCTGCGGGTACGCGTAATCCCCCAACTTGGTCGCCAGCGCCAACTCGGCAGTCTTCCCGTACCAGATTTCCGTACGCTGCAAATCCGCCGTGCTCACTCCCTGCGGAATCTGCCATTTCACCTTGATCGCAAACACCAACGATTCCGTCGTCAGCGCTGCCACGGTCGGCGGCAGTGTGGTCTTGCCGTTAAGGACGGTTTCCACCGACTCGCTATACAACGAGCCGATATCCAACGCGTTGATCGCCCGCACCTTGGCCACATAGCGCCCGGCATAAATGCCGGACACTTCGATAGAACTGCCGCCCGTGCGGCCAGCGTAGATCCATTCACCGTCGTTCTTGCGCCAGTAAGCCTCGTACGCAATGGCATTGGCCGCTCGCTGCCATTCGATGGTCATGACATTGACCGCGCTGCCCTGCTCGACGAAATGGTCGTTGCTGACCATCACGCCGGTCGGTGCCGCTTGCACGCTCGGTGGGATCACCGTGATCGGCGGGCTGTCGATTTTGGCGCCGTTGTCGATGGCGGAAAATTTGCTCGGTACGTGCTTGACCGCGCTGAGGCTGTATTTGATTTCGTCATCCGAAAAGTCTTCGGAGATCGACAGTACGCGGAACTGTTGCAAAGCCAGGGTCGCGGAGTCGATGGCCCAGATCGATTGAGCCGGCGGCATGTCGTCGAGCTTGGTTTGCAGCGTAACCAACTGCTCATCCGCGCCTGCGGCGCTGACGGATTTGACCTCTCGGGACACAGCCTTGCCGTTGGGCATCACCAGGGTGATGGTGTCGCCGGCAGTGGCGGTGACTTCAGCATCCAGGGTGAGGGTGTCGAGGGTGGCGGCACGCAGGCGCCCGCCGATGCGGCGGCCTGCGCGGTCGTTGTCCGCCACGCGGATGATCTGGCCGGGCCGCGCCAGGGTGCCGTCGAGGCCGACCGCGAAGGTCACGCTTTCGGTTTCCAGGCGGTTGGTCAGCAATGCCCATTTGCCGATGCGCTGGGCTTGCGCCTGCGAGGTGCAACCGGTGGCGCTGATTTCGGTTTGCTGGATGCCATAGCGCGCGATACCCTCGGCGTCGTCGACGTATTGCACCTTCTGGCGATAGAAATCCGTCGGGTCGTTCCAACTGACCAGGGCAACGGTGTAGCGGGTCTTTTTCGCCGAACCGCCGTAAATGAACTGGCCGCCGATCACGTTGGCGTTGGAGTAGGTGTACACCGGGTCTTCCGGCATATCCGCCACCGCCATCACGGAACCCGCGCCCCAATAGGCCATGCCCCGGAAGGTGGTCGCCAGGTCTTGCAGCACCTTCAGTGCATCGGCACGCACCGACAGGTACAGGTTGCAGGTGAAACGCGGTTCGGTGCCGCCCTTGCCGTCGGACACCGGCTGGTCGCAGTACTGGCCGATGCGGTAAAGCTCCCACTTATCCACTTGGCCGGCGTTGAGCAGGTGGCCCAGGCCATAGCGTTGATGCAATAGCAGGTCGTAGTAGATCCACGCCGGGTTGTCGGTCCAGGCCGATTTGAACGTACCGTCCCATACACCGCTGTAGGTGCGGGTTTGCGGGTCGTAGTTATTGGGCACCTTGATGATGCGCCCGCGCAGTTCGAAAGAACGCGAGGGGATCGACTGAAATTGCGCGGCATCGAATTGCAGGCCGATCAGCGCCGAGCCCGGGTAGCGCAGCTTGGCGTCAATCACCTCGGTGGACGATTCTACGGTGGTGGTATCGGCAATCGCGCCACTGGTGGAGTTCGGCGTGATACGGCGCACGCGCAAGGTCCAGCCGACTTTCGCAGGTGGCAAGTCGACACGGTGGGAACGTTCGTACTTGGTGGTGGTTTTGCCACTGAACGCGGCGGCCAGCACCTCTGTAAATGCGCCGCCGTCGGTGGACAGGTCAATGGCGTACTGGACGGTATAACCGTTGGTGTCGCCGTTGCTGGTGTTGGTCTGCGACAGCCGCGTCACGGCCAGGCGAACCCGTACCGCCGACAGTTGCAGGTTGGAATAGGACTTGGTCCAGGGCTGATCACTGCGCAGCTCGACGGACACCGGGCTTTCGTTTTCCACTGCTGGGAAGCCAGGGATATGTGACTGGTCCTGGCTGCCATTGCGGGTGTCGAGGGTCACGCCACTGAAGTTGAGGCTGCCATCGGCGTTGGCCAGCGGGGTCTCGTCAAGAAACACCGAGCGCTTATCGTTTTCCAAACCGACAATCTCGCCTTCGCTGACGAGATCGAGGATACGGGCATAGGCCGTACTTTGCAGGCTGTCTGGCGCCTCCACGGAGGGACGGGGCTTGGACGCGCCGCCTTTACTGCCAGCGAGAGTGAGGTCAGTCATGGCTTTCCTTCAGGCGAAATAAAGCCCGCACTCGGCGGGCTGGTTGAAGAGCAGGAACGTTAGAGTTGATCCTGGGTGTAGATCCCGGCGCTGATCACGGAGCTGCCGACGATCAGTTGGCCGTAAAGCAGGCCTACCGGGTTGCCCTGGGCACTGGTGTTGACCGGTCCGTTGAAGCTGTAGCTGGCGCGGTTATTGGGGCCATCTTGTGCCGCCAGCCCCTTGGGTACGGGTGACAACATCTGCATCACGCCTCCCATTACCATGGAGGCGCCCATCATGATCATGCCCGAACCAAACGGTGCGCCGGCACCAAAGGTACCGCCTGTGATAATCGCGCCAACAACAATCAGCACCGCGCCGACAATGGTCTGCAGGGCGCCCGCGCGCTTGCTGCCGATCAGCACTGGCGCCAGGCGGATGTCGTCATTGCCGACCGGGGCACCGAGGCGCTCCTGGGGAATGTTTTCCTTGCCCGTGAACACCGAATAGGTCAGCCCGTTGTCTTTGGACTCCATCAGGAAACGTTCAAAGCCGGGCAGGAGGATGCTCAGGGCATGTATGGCCTCTGAAACGCTACTGACTGCCAATCGATGCACTCTGCCAAAGCGGGCACCCAGCACGCCATACAGGCGAACCGTGCGCACCTTTTCGGCAGCGGTTTGTTGTGTGGCTGGCACGCACGTTTGGGAATTGGGAGTCACCGCAATCTTCCTCATAGTTGGTCCTGTGCATAAATGCCCGCGCTGATTACCGCGCTGCCTACCGTCAACTGACCATAAAGCAGGCCCACAGGGCTGCCTTGAATGCTGGTATTGACCGGCCCATTGAAGCTGTAACTCGCACGGTTTTCCGGACGGTCCATGGTGCCCAGGCCTTTGGCCATCGGCGACATCAACTGCATAACGCCGCCCATGGCCATGGAAATCCCCATGCTCGCGGCAAAGGTCCAGCCAGTGGTGGATGAAGCACCGATCAAGGCTGAGGAACTTCCCGAGGCCAGACCGCCAGAGAAGTACGAGGCAGCGACAATCAGCGCCACGCCAATAATGGTTTGCATGGACCCTGCGCGTTTGCTGCCCATCAGTACCGGTGCGATACGTATATCCGCAGCGCCTGGAGGTGCCTTGAGGCGATCCTGGCCAATGTTGTCACGACCCAGGAAAATCGAATACGTCACGCCCCGGTCCTTGGACTCCATCAAGAAACGCTCGAACCCCGGCACCAGAATGCACAGCGCATGGATCGCTTCTGAAGCATTGCTCACCGCCAGCCGATGCACGCGCCCGAAGCTGGCGCCCAGGCTGCCGTAGAGGCGCACCGTCCTGACTTTTTCATGATGCATGGCATCCTCCCGGCGAATGATCCGCCGATGTGGTTAGTGTTTGGCCCGCAGGCCGTGTCGCCAATAGCTCACCGTCACCTCGCCCCAATAGCCGCCGTAGGTATCGCGCTTGCTGTCGCGGCCATACAGGTGGTGCAGGATCGAACCTGGGGCCGGGTAATGTTCGGGTTCACTTTGCAGCACGCCGTCGGCCAGGTAGATCGCAGCATGGTTGGGCACTGGCGAGCGGATCTGCATCAGTACGATATCGCCCTGTTGCAGTTGGCTGACCTGCACGAAGCCAGCGGCCGGCAGGTTGTCCAGGTAGAGGTTGCCGCCCTTGTCCCACCAACCGTCTTCGCGCTGATAGTCGCCAAGCTCGATGCCCAGCTCGCGACGGTAGTAGTCGAGGATGATGCTCAGGCAGTCATGCACACCGTGGGCGAAGGCGCGACCGATCAGGGGCGCCTGGTAGCCGTTCGGCGTGCAACTGGCCCATTCACCGGTGCGGACCTGCCCATCGTCTTCCGTGCGTACTTCCACAATGTGCCAGGGCAACCCGGAGGCTTCGCACGCCACGCGGTCTGCTTCACTGGGTGTCGCCGGACAATCCGGATGGCTGTGTACTACTGCGATAATCTCTCCCCGCTCTTCGGCGCCGGCGTAGTCCTCGGGCGCCAGGCGAAAGTGTTCGCTGGGCGTGCTCGCCGTATTTCGACACGGCACATACACACGCTTGCGCCCTTCGCGAATCAGCAGGCCGCAGCACTCATGGGGATACGCGGCCACGGCGTGTCTGGCAATCGCCGCCAGGTTGGTCTTGTTCATGCTCAGCTCCGCAACAGGCCGGCTGCCGGAAATGAGCCGTAGGGCAGCGGGTTGTTCTCGCCGAAACGCAGCTTGCAGCTGGTCAGCCGCCCACCGCATTTATCCTTGGCCGCGTCGGTGACGATCACGTCATTGGCATCCGCCACCGGGCCGCCGTTGTAGCCGCAATAAGGGCCGCGGTAACCACCGCAACTGAGCCACCAACACACGTTGGCAACGATCTGGCGACGTGGCAGCTGCACGCCGTTGAAGTCCAGCGCACTGGCCAGTTCGAACTTCACCGTCTCGCTGCTTTCCGCGACTTTGCGCTCGACGTACCAGATGTCCGGCGGTAGTTCCTCTTCCGGGTCGGCTTCGGGTTGGCCGTCGAGGTACTTGGCCAAGGTGCGATGGCGGATCAGCCGCGCGCCTACCAGATCTTCGAAATACAGCACCAGCGCCGTGATGAAACCGCCGACGTTACCTACGGCCAGCGTCGGCGTCGGTTGGGTACCCTGCCCCGACATTTCAAAGCCTTCGGCCTGGATCGGCCAGGGTGAATATTCGTGGCCCTGCCAGAAGATCGATGATTCCTGGGGGTAGCCGTGAAACCGGTACAGTTCGGCGCCCAAAGGAGTGGCATCGAGCTCGAAAAGCTCCACCCAGGCCCCGGGCTCCAGGGTCTGGATATCTGCGGTGATGGACATATGATTCTCCGGGCAAAGAAAACCCCGCACTACGGCGGGGTGGAGGCGGCGCTAGGGGTGGAAGGCTTGCTCGAACGTCGCCGTCAGGGAGTAGAGCCCGGCGCCCATGGGCGTTGGCTGGTAACCCTTGCAGCGATACAACGCAGGCTCTGCCAGTGGTGCGGTCCAACTGAACGCTTTGGCGCCAGCATGGCGATCAAGGAAAGCAACGATCGCTTTGATGCGCGCTTCGTCACCCACGAACGTCAGTGGCCAGGACTGGGTTTTGTTGTTGATCCCATCCGCGGCCGTTTGCTGGTAGCCGTCGCCGAACTTGGCCGTCTTCAGGCGAAATTCGACGCTGCCGACGGGCTCCACCTTGGGCACCCATGTGAAAGTTTCTGTGCTCATGTTTTCTCCAGGCGTAAGCCGTTGATGATCAGCGGCCGTTGATGGCCGACCAGATTTGCCCGCCCGGCTTGAGGTCGCGGGCGATCTGCTCGGCGGCGCCCTGGCGGGCGGAACCGGCATAGGCGCGGGCGACGTTCTGGGCGTTGGTGTCGGTGCCTGAGCCTTGGCCGTCGGCAACGTTGATGGTTTGCTGGATCACCACCTGGTTGCTGCTGGTGTTGCCTGATTGACCGCCGCCCAGTGCGCGCACGCCCAGGGAGCCGTCGGAACCACGGCTCAGAGGCATGATGGCTTCGGGGCCGGCTTCGCCGAAGAGGGCCATGGGAGCCAGGGTGGGGCCGGTCGCAATGGAGTTGGTGAATACCCCTCCATTGGCATACTTGATGCCGGAGACATTGAGTTCATTTTGATACCCGCTTGGCCCCAGCACTGAACCTGCTGGAACAGAAGGGCTCAACCAACTGGTGATGGCCGAGCCGGCCAAACTGAACAACGATTTCAGGGCGCTAGAGGCCGCAGTTTTTGCAGCCATCGCTGCCATGTCTTTGAGCACAGAGGTGGCAAAATCAGAGAAGTTGAACTTACCCGTAGTCGCAAATGTAAGGACCGCTGCATCCATCTTTTCAAAAGCACTGGCAAACACTGCCTTCGATTGTTCGGCCGCCGTACCTGCGTTGTTTGAATATTCTTCGAACGCGGCATTGGCGCCATTGCGCCAGTCATTGAGCAACTGGGTCATATCGGCGAAATTACTTTTAATCTGCCCGGTTTTTTCTTCACTCAGAAGTGCCATCCCCTCCTGATCCGATGAGGCAGCATCCCCATACGGCCCACCCGTTGGAAACTTCAGTCCCGCCCGCTCGGTGTAACTGGACTGCGCATCCAACGCGCCAACAAAATCATTCTGCGCCCCCTGGCTCTGCTTGAGCACTTGCACCAGTTGCGCATTTTTCTGGATAAATTTTTCCGCCGCATCCGTGGCCGGGTCATAGGCCCGTTGAAAGCCTTTGAACTGGCCGGATGTGACCTGTAGCGCCGCTGCGGCAGAGGCGCTGACCTTTTTACTGACGTCCTCGATCTTCTGCTGCATCTCGCGCATGCTGTTTCCGGTAATCCGTGACGCCTTCGCCAGGGCCTGCTCCAGGCTGCCGAGGTTGAGCGTCAGATTACCCTGGGTAGCAGTTGCCATAGGTTTCTCCGGGTCATGGATAAAACCCGTCGAAACGGGTTTCAAAGAAAGTGGCGTCGTCCTTAACGCCACTCGTTCATCGCACGTTCGAGCGACACACCCCGGCGCAGCTCATGGGGCATGAAGTCAATCATCTCGGCCGTGCCGCCGCCCAGCCGGTGGGTCTGCAGCGCTATCAACGCGCTGCCCGCCTCCAGCCGCCGGCGTGCAGGGAGCCATATCGGTCGATATAGCGTCCCCAGGCCAGGGCTTCTTGATAGGTCATGCGTTCCTTGGCTTCGGCGATCGTCCGGCCGCCCACTCCGTTCAGCACCAGTTCGTGCCAGAACTCATCGGCAGCCGTTAGCTCTTTACGCCGCCACCCTGGGTGCCATTGACCTCATTGACTGCATTGAGGATCACAAACCCCAATGACGGCTCAAGGCCGAACGCATCGTCGTAACTCAAAGCTTCATCACCCTCGGCACCCAGCGACACTGACGCGGCGAGATAGCTGGCGTTGCGGCTCTGAGCTGACTCGCCTTGACTGAACAGACGCTCGATCACGCCGAAGGACTGGCGGCGAATGTGCAACGTGAAAGTGTCAGTCACTTGCTTGCCGGTCTTGCTGTCCAGGTGCGTCCAGCTGATGTCTTTCTTCACCGGCTGGGCATCGACGATGCCGCCCTTGGCTTTCAGTTGTTTGAGGTTCATGGCGTCTCTCAGGCTTTCTTGATCCAGGCGCTGGCGCCGGTGCGTTGGATGGTGACGGTGGTGGTCACGACCGCGTTCAGGGCGAAGTTGAACGGGAAGTCCGACACGTAGCCGTCGAAGGTGAACCAGGTGCGCGTCGCCGGCAGTTCAAAGCCATCGCCTTTAGCGTTGACGGCCGGCAGTACATCCTTGCCGTCGGACCAGCCCACGGCCCACTTCACGCCGGTATCGCCCTTGGCTTCAGACAGCTGGTGCAAGCGGATATGGCTGGCGTTGGTCGGGTCGGCATTCAGGCCAAGGCTCGCCGTACCTGGGGTGCGCAAACCTTTTTTGTAGCTGCGCTCCTCGGCATTGAGGCTGGTGTCTTCAATCTGCTCAGCCGGCGCGCCGCCCGGCTCGAACGAAGTGGCGTGCTCAACTTCCAGCACGGTATAGGGCCCGGTGCCGGAGACCGGCGGAACGAGGGCGAAAATCTGGGTACCTTGGGTAAGAATCGACATCGAGTGTTCTCCATGAACAATAAAAAACCCGCGAAGGCGGGTTGTGGGGTGCAACGGCTATGTTGCTGCGTACAAGGCAGGTCGAGACGGGATCAGGGCGCCGGTTTGCCGTCCAGGTAAGGCGGTGCATTCGGGTCCGGTTCTCGGCTCTTGATCACGTCGACCAACGCCTGGTTGCTCTGGGCCAACAGCCGAATGGCGGCATTGAGCGCCACCTGGCCATCGGTCTGGGTTTGCAGGGCGGCGATCAAACGGTTGATCGCGGCCAATTCTTCGTCATTCATAGGCATCCTGGTTCCTGTAGCGAGTCAGTGGTGA